CTTTTAGCCCATCAAGCAGGTCGGACACGGATTTAACCGCGTCTATTTGGGCGATGCTAGTGTACTTCCCTTCTGATACGGCTTTTTGGGTGTCCTGGAGCTTGGTCAACTCGGTAAACAACTTCTCCACCGAAGCGTGGACAGGCTCATACGGGTCGGCGTGCGTCTTGACTACGGGAGTTTGGGGCTTGCCGGTTACATTGTCTGGGTCGTAAATACCCTTGAGTTTGGTGTTCCAGCTAAACTTCTTGTCAGTCACCTCTTTGAATCCGAGGTTGGGGGCGCTGGGAGCCACTACCACCGGCGCTGCCGCAGCCTTACTCATCCCAAGAATTGCTCCTTCGGTCTCGTTTGCTTCTCTCTTGATCGTCCGGGCTTCAGCTTTCCAATTCGCCCAAATCTTGTCAGCTTCGGCAAAGTTTCCTTTGAACACTTCCTTTCCACGTTCATAGAAGGCTGCGATTGACCCAAAGGTAATTTGTCCCGCAGCCGCAAACTCGTTTAGCACGACCCCGAGGGCTTTGAAGATGGGGGATAGGACGAGAACTGCTTTACCTAACGCGCTAACGGTAGCGATGCCCGACTTGAGGGACGCGAAGTACGCATCCACCGTCACAACTAGGCCGGGGTTGAACTCGAATTTTCCTGTTTCCTCGTTGATTTTTCCAAGCGCATTCGATATTTCGGTCAGTTTGGCTTTGAATGTATCGAAAGCCGCGCTGTTGGCGAAGAGCAGTTGGACTTTCTGCACGAATATCGTCCATGCGCCCGTCAGCGTATCCTGCTTGAGAATGGCTGTGTCCTGGAAGCCACTCATTGCCGTCTTCAGGTTGATAAAGAGGGTTTTTGCTTCCCTCCAGCGTTTGACATCCGCGTTGCTGATGCCGAGGGCAACTGCCAATTGGGATGAACCAGCCTGGATGCCCCCCGCCACTAAGTCTCGGATTTCCTGCACGCTTTGTTTGGCTTCGAGGCCGATATTCTTCACAGCAATAGTGCCGAGCAGGGCGATCTCCTCGACCTCTTTCAGCTTGAGGCCGCCACCTAAACCGGAGGATAGTACCGCTTTGGTGGTGTCACCGAGTGCTTTTATATCAAGGCCGTATTTAAGCGCGTTTTGTTGGAGTCGTTGGGTTACCCCGTTGGCGAGCTCAAGCGCCTTGGGCAGCTTGATCGCCTCCCCGTTAACGAGTCCCATCGAAATCAAGATGCTGGACAGTGCCAGCTTGGTATCTTCCATGGTAGCCAGGAGCTTGAACCCGAAGGCCGCTGGCGCTGTCAGGATGCCCATTGCTGCGGTCAAACCAAACACCGCACCGGTAATCTCGAAGGTGGCGGAAGCGATGGCTGAAGCTGTCTGACGGAATACGCCACGAGCGCGGGTATTGCCGGAGGTGGCGAGATTGGTCGCCTTGGTGACCTCATCCATCTCCCGCGCATACTCTTTACGGGTAATACTCCCGGCGGAGAGTGCTTCGCTCGCTGCCGTAGTTCTGGCCGCCACATCTTTAAGGCTTGCGCGCATCTTATCCACACTGGCGATGCCGCTTAGAGATGGGCCGGGGTCTGGGGCTGCGTTGAAGGCAGATGTGGCTTTGGTTGGCAAGCCAGTGCTACCGGTCGAGAGGATGGGGTGCATCCGCATTTCCATCGCCTGCTTGGATAAAGCCGCCTGGATACGGTCGCGCTCGGCGGCCATGAGCGACCGAACCGCCGCCTCCTCACGCCGAAGCGCCGCCACGTGGGCATCGGCCAGCGGGGCCAACTTCGCTTTATCCCTCAACGCAGCTTGGACTTTTGGGTCTTCGGCAAACGAAGTGAATAGGTCTTTAGGAGCAGCAGAAAGCCCCAAGGTTGCATTCTGCCGCCTTTGCGCGGCAACGATGCCACTGCCTGCCCGTTCTTGCGCTACACGTTGTTTGGCGAGGGCATCAGACACTGCCTTGATTGAAGCCTCCTCACGCCGAAGCGCCGCCACGTGGGCATCGGCCAGCGGGGCTTGTTTGATCGAAGCTGCGATTTCCGCCCGGACACTATCCACGTGGTTTTTGACCACGATGTTCTTGCGGGTCTTCGCGTCCAGCAGCCGCTTCTCGCTTTCCGTCAAGCCGCCTTGGGCAACCGCGAGTGAGGTGGTGACGGCTGTTTCAGCCCGTAAACCAGCCAGGTTCTTGGCGCCAGCTACGGTTGCCTTATCGATCTCGGCGGTAGACGAAGCAAAAGCCGAGTTGAGTAGGATGCGCTGGGCTGCGGAGCTTTTGGCGATAGCCGAGTCTTCCCGCATAATCGAAAGCAGCGCTTGGTATGCCCTCGCCTGATGCTCGATGGCGAAGTTCAGTTTTTCGATACCAGCGGCTTGCTTTTCCGCTCCCCCCTCCTTTACCTTGGAGAACGCAGCCGCCATCTGCCCCGTAGCCGTCTTGATCTTGGTAGCGAGGGCTTCTGCGGCGGTAGAGGTTTTGAGGAGGGCTTTATCAACATCCTCCAACCCCTTGAGCATGGGCTTGGCGTCGAGTGCTAATCCGAGTTGGGCGAGGTCAGTCATCTCTTGTCGTGGAAAGGTACGCCTCGTCTAGTAACGCGATGGCCCTGATTTCCCAGGGGTCTAGTCTTGTTCCTGCCAACCGACACCAGTCTAGAATGCCTGTTGGGGTGATGGGGTTTGCCCCAAACCCGTTGTTTCCCCGGAACTGCGATAGCTCCGCAAAATACCTCCACACATGTGCCGCTAACTCTGGCATCGCTGGGGCTTCTGCCAGTTGTGCCGGTTCTACTCCAGACATGCGCCACGCCACGAGTAAATGCTCACGCAGCGTGCTGCCGTCTTTTTGCCGCTTGTTCAACTCGAACTGCGCCCCGGCAAAAAGGAGCAGCTCGTCCGTTAGTTTTTTAGGAAGAGTTCAAGCGTCCCAATTGCTTCATTAACCTGGTCGTAAATCCAGGGAAACTCTTTGTAAACCTTACGCACGTTGGTTTCGTCGAATGCCAGCTCTTGCCCGTTGTAGCTGACGTTTTTCCAACCCAGCGTGCAAACCACCAGGAGATCCACGTTCTCCTTCTCGATCACTTCAACGGTACGCAGGTCGGCATCCTTGCCGCGCTTGGTTGCCATCGCTTCCCGGCGCAAACGGGTGTTGAGGAGGTCACGGGTATGTTCCTTGAACGTGTCCGAATCGCGGCCCAGCACACGGATCGTCATCCCAAGGGGGACGTTCGTGACTGGGTGGCGGATTTCCACGTCAGCCCCGTCATTGCAGGCTTTGGTGGTATTCAGAGAGGTAAGATCAATCAATTATGGCTCCTTGGGTTACGGGACGGTACTGTCCTGGATGCTGATGGTGGTGGCGAGGTTAGCAACTGCCGCGCCACCGTTGGTGTTAAGCAAAGCGGTGAAAGGCATGGTCAGGGAAAGCCCTTTTTCGCCGTCGTCCTTACTTGACCCGCCGAACTTGACGCGAGACAGGACGAAGGACATGAAGTCGGCGTTGGGCAGGTTGCTGGTGGTGAACACAGCGATAATGCTGACCTCCGTCTCGTTCAAGAAGTAATCCCGAAACACCCCGTCTTGGAAGAACACCGTGGCGTTTCCGGTCACGTCGATCGACCCCTGGAAAACATCAGGGTCAACGTTGGAGCCCACCACGCCGCCGGGGACAGAATAGTTGCCGTCGATGGAGAGGTCGAGTGCGGTGATGAGGCCGACCGCTACCCCGGCGACATAGAGCGCGCCATTGGCCGCCGCCGTTACGCCGGAACCAGTAGCCGCCGTCGGGCTAGTGAAGTAAGCCGTCGTCCCCGTGTTCATGTTCAAGCCCATGATCGGGAAATCAGCGGTGTTCATCCCGGTCGCAGGCATTCCCAAGCTGGCTTTGGTAATCACGCAGTCAGTGAAAACTTCGGATTGCGCGATGTCCGAGTAGCTGTGCTCAATGGTGTAGTATTCGCGTACCTGACCGGTAAGCGGAACCCAGTTCTTCTTACCGACTACAGCGCCCGTAACCGAGTCGCCTGCCGCTTTTGCACCTATCGCGACCCCATCCAGCATCGTGCCCGTCATAACCGTGGCGGTCAGGGCGGTGATGAGGAAGTTGTGGTTGTTGTTGGCGACACCGGTGGTCGCCCAGCCCGTCCAGCGGATCACATCACCAATCTTGAAGCCGTCAGTTAAGTAGCTACCCGCTGAACGAGTGAACGTACCTGACGCGCCCGTCGTGACCGCAGCCGTAACGGTGATGATGGCGCCCGTGGTCGAGGGGGTCTGCCACAATTGCCGCAACAGGGAGCCAAGAAAGTCTGCGTAAGTGCCGGGGGACAATTCGCCCTTGATGGAGCCGTCCACGCTGCGGATACCGTGCCGGAAGTCGGCGCGCTGCATGTCGGTGCGGATCTCGCCGGATTTATACGTGGCTTTTTTAAGGTCAATGTCACTGGTGACGCGACGGAGACGTTGGGCGCCCGACGCGGTAGCGATGACGTTGAGGGCGGTCTGCTTTTTGTAGACCAGGTTCTTTGCAATACCAGTTGCGATAGGCATGTCAGGCTCCTTGTGGACAGAATAATCCCGAGGAGGCTCTTGACTTGCGTGGCGCTAGCGTTGCGTGTCGCGTACTCGGTGTTGCGGGGTACTCGTCTTACTGTGACTTCAGCCAGTCTTCCCAAGCTGAAATCATACCTTTCAATAACCGAATGAGGGTTTCGTGGAGTTTCCGGGTGGGCGGGGTCATGCGAATACGTCCGCAAAATACCTGATGCTCACTGGCAAAACCCAACGGTCTTCTACAACCATCCCTCGCCCGATTTCAGGCATTGACGGAATCCTAGTCGTAACCCCGCCGCTTGTAAAGGATGCTCCACGAAAAAAAGTTGCGCGTATCAATTGCGCCCGCGCCATTGCCGCTGTTGCCCCCGCGCCGATGGGGTATTTAAGCGTTATTTGAAGTATGCCGCGCTCCCGATAGTGCCCGTCGCCCATTGTCGAGTTGTCGGGTGAAGCTGGCAGCAAGGTGGCTTCCTGGTAGGGGGTTCCCGCAACTGGGGCAAAGTCTTGGTTCTCCCACGCCGTTGCCAGCGCCGGAGTCATCGTGTAGAGAGCGATCTCTAGTGCGCTGCGAACTTTATCTATCGACATAACGTGTGCTCATGCGACCTTCCGGGCGTCGGCCATCGCGGTCTTCACAAATGATGGGAACTCAAGCGCGGTGACACGCACCATGCCGCCGGGAGGTGTTGGGTCGGGGACGTTGTGGAATGCCCCGCCGTACTCCATCACCATCGCGTACTCGGTGTTGTTCACAATGTAGTGGGTGACGAAGGCGGGGGTCGTGCGCGCCGCGTTGATCCGCACCATCGATGTCCCGCCCGAAACGTCAATTGAGTTGAGTCGGGCGCTAGGGGGCGCGTCGAAGTCGTAGTCCCACGAGCCTTTGAACAGCCCCGGCTTGTAGAACGGCGCACGATCTATGGGCTTCCGGGATTGCCAGTAATGCCCCCACATTTCCCAACGCCCCCACGGAGAGCGCTCGACCAGGGCGTACCCGAGCTGGAGCACCGTATCCCGCACGACCGCCTCCGCACGCCGCGTGAGCTTCGCGTGGAAGTCTTCGAGTTGCTGGCGGAAAGGGGCGGTCGTCATTTGCGAAGCAGCATATCGTAGAGTACGGGCGTACCCGCTGGGTTCGTCTCTTTCACGACTTTGATCGGGTAGCGTGAGCCTGCCACGTCCACGAAGTCGAGGTTGGTGGGTGGCGTCCCATTTGCGTCCATCAAACAGCGGCGGTCGGTTGCCAGGATGCGCGTGCCGTCTTGTAGCGTCTCGCCGAAATTGATGCGGTCGTAGTCAAGCAGCACGGCCTTGCGTGTTTGGAGCGTCTCAGTCACCACCGCCGGGGTGAGGAGTGTCGGGTCGTAGGCGGCGGTGGTGCGAATTACCAAGGTCACGTCTTGCCCGAACCGCGTCAACAAGCGCAAGGAGGTGGCAGCAGTCTTGGTGTAGTCGAAGGCCATTACGCGCGCACCAAGGGGACGCTGACACCTGGACGCGCCCCAGCTATGAGAAAGGCGGCCAGCATTTCGTCAATCGAAGTAAAGGTCGGATCGGCGGGGCTGTACGCATCGTACTCCACCTCGATTGGCCCAACTTTCTCGCGTTTGACGCTTTGACTGGTATCGGGCAACAAGGGGGCGCTGGACGCCCGTAGCGCCAACTCGGCGCAGGCATCTTGGACTTCTTCAGGAACGATGTTGCTGGCGAGACCGCTGCCGCTTCGTGTCCAGACGCCGATACGCGGCCAGTCTAAACGCTGCGTGAAGACCGTCATAACCCCCACCCACATCCCGTAGTAGCGACCGCGCATGTAATTGGTAGCGCGCCTAAGCATAGCCTCCATGGCTGCATTGTCACCTACGAGCGCCCAGGCTACCTGGTTTCCCATCTTCAGGTGATATGCGGTGGCGTCTGCGACGCTTATGTATGACTCGGCATCAACCAACCCGACGCCCGTTTCGACAATGAGAGCCATTACTCACCCAACGACAGACATAAAGCGAGCAGGTCGGCTTTCTTAGCGTCCCCAGGGGCATCCATCCCAGCTTCAGTCAGTACCGCTCTCAACTCGGCGACCGTCATGCTGTCGAAGCGAGATTTGACCCCAACCACAATCATTCCGTCGGTCTTATCTTCGGCGTTGATGACGTAGAACCCGGTGGGGTTATCTTCGGTTACAGGGCATTCAATACGTAAAGTTTCAATCATTTCGTATTACCTCAAAAAAAAGGGGGCCGAAGCCCCCATAAAGCCCGAGCCAGGCTCAGGGGGAGGAGACGTATTAACCGAGCAGGGTAGCCACGTGGTTGCGCTTGACAACCTGTGCGCCCCAAGCGGCACTGATCTCGTACTGCATTTGGCGGTACTGCGCGTACATCGCAATCTCGAAGCTGATCCCCGAGCGCGGGTCAGTTACAGTCATGCGATCTTTCGCCGAGTCACCGTCTTTCGGCAGAGCAGGCAAACGAGTAGCCAGCACGATCGCAGACCGCGAGAAGGCTACGTTACGAACGCCAGTTCCAACGACAGTCACGGCTGTCGCGGCAGCCGGGATGGCCACACGCAGACCTGGACTAGCCAGTACAATTGTACCGGCGGCGGCTACGCCCGTCTTCACGGTGTACTTGTTGGTGTCGCCAGCGAAAGTTACGTTGTCGCCCGCCAGCACAGTGCCGGAGCCAGTGATGATGGCGATGCTCGTGGCTCCAACAGCGAAGCCTGCGGTGCTGGTGGTGTAAGACGCGCCAGTACCCGCCGTAACCGAAGCCACGCCAGCCGACTCCTTCAGAGACATGCCGAAGAGATCCATCAGCTCGCCATCACGCAAGGTCATGTCCGTGCCCGCCTCGTTCGCCTTGGTCAACTGCGACTGTTTGCGCAAGCGCACGCCAGCCGTGGTGTTGACGATGAGCGAGCGTGCGCCAGGAGCGCCGTTGTCGTCCAGGATTTTGCGGATTTGTGCGGCTTCGTCCAGATCGGTAGTGAAGGGAGTAGTGCCGACCGTACCGTAAGCGCGCGAGCCGAGGCGGGCGGCAAGAACCAAGTCAGTCTCCATCTCGTTGACCAGCGTGCGGATTGCTTCCTGCAACTGACCGTTCTGAAGGGAGCCAACATCCGCGCCACTGTTGGCCAGACCCAATTCTTCCTCACCATTCCAACGGAACGGAACGCGGCGGGACTTGGTAATGATGACCTGTTCATTGTCAATGGACTGATCGCCGTCATTCGGCGGGATTACGCCGGGCGTGATGTCGGTCGCGCTAGCGGCGGGTGGGATCATGCTGATGACGGCCTGGTTGACCGCTGCACGGTCAACACGGGCATCGCGGGTGACGCTGGGGATAGCGCCGGTTAGTTCGCGCGACACGACGTTCAGGGCAGCATGGAACGGTACGATAAGACTGGTAAGGGTATTTGCCATTTTAATTCTCCAAGAAAAGGGATAATTCCGCCTATCCCTCCTGGGAGAATGCGAACGGCTTTCCTTCTGGAAGCCTTCAGACTGTTATTTACTTCATTGCGGACAATTAGTCAACAATTCGATGCGTGAGAACAATTTTCGCTTGCTCCCTTGGGGAGA